AGTCTGCCTTTGGGATCTTCAAAGTAGTTAATACCTAAGTCTTTCTGTAGTCCTACCTGTACTGCATTTTTAATTTTGTCTTCTACTGGACCATAGTTACCTTCTTCAAGTAAGTTTGCACTTTCAAGAATTGCTCTTTCAAGTCCTTTGTGTCTTGTAAATGTTTCAAACTCTGCAAGTAACCAATCATAGTGTGCTTCTTGTAATCCTGTTGGAATTTTTAAATCAGTTTTACAACTGCTATTCACCATGTCTTCTGTAGGAAGTGCATTGTGTTCTGTTACATATTGATTAATAAATTCTGCGGCGTCTTGTAATTTTCTATCAAATAAAGATGCATCAAATATAGTTTGACAACGCACAAAACTTTGTGCATCGCTTAACATCATTTCAAGATATACTTTTTGTACATCATAACCGTAATCTTTATTTTGTTTTGCCATATGTTAATCTACTTTATTAAATGTTTCTTATCACTATTATACCACACTTTAGGATCAAAGTCAATCTGATAATTTTCCGAACCTAATACAGTTCCTAATCTATCATTGTTCAATGCCAATACTGCACCAATACATGATCCTGGGTCACCTGGATTTGGCGGTATCCACATACCATTCCAGTTTGGTTTAACTTTATCCATTGCGTCTTTGTTTAATGCACAACCACCTGTTACAACTATATTGTTGCTTGGCATATTTGTTGCCATGCTTGTTGTTAACCTTAAAACCAAATCTTCGAATACGTGTTGAACACCAGCCGCCAAATCAAACAAATCGTCTTCTTCTATTTCGGGTCTCCACCAACGTAACCCTCTATGACAATTTTCTTTAAAATGGATTTTACACAAAGGATCAAATTTTACATCAAAGAAATCATCTAACAGTAATTGTTTATATCTGTATGGGTCACCTTTCTTAGCCATCTGGCTTACAACATATTCTTCTTTATTTGGTGTGGCGCCTATACGCTGTGTCATAGAACTGTACCATAACCCTAAACTGTTTGGATAAGATTGTGAACTAACTTTTGTTAGTCTATTTCCTGTTCCCTTCCACATAGTAAGAGTTTCAAACTCGCCAATGCTATCAATACAAATAATACTCGCATCATTGAAGCCACTTGTATAATAACCATAAGCGGCATGACTATGATGATGTTTGACATAATCAATTGGACATTTGATACCCCATTGTGCAAGATACTTCTTAATATTATTTTCTAAAAATAAAAATCCTTGTCCTGCTTTTAATTGTCTTAAACTTTTGAGAAATGGTTTTTCATACCAAACAACTCTGTCTGGCTCACCATATAATTCTTTTGCTACACTTAACATTGTCCAACTAAAATGTGGATCGTTAGGTACTTCTGAAAAGTCCTTTGCTAATGCCGCCCATTTAAGTTTTCCATCTTTGAAAACTGCTAAACTTGCATCGTGGCTGTTGCCAACCATTCCCCAATAAATCATTCTACACCTTTAATTTTTTTATAACCTTTGTGTAGTATAAAAAACCACACACCGTTGATTATAGGTTCTACTACAGCATCAACTGCCGCTAATTCAAAGGAAGCACCTGTAATTAAATTATTACAAATCATTGCAATAATAATGTGTCCGAGAGTATAGATAATAGCAAGAGTTAAACTGCTACCACCTATAAGTCTTTTTAGTAAATTAAAAATACCTTCCTTAAATTCTGTCATAACCATTATTTGTATATAAACGGATCTCGTTTTTTAAGTTCCGCGATACGTTTTTTCAAACGTCTCTTTTCCTTCCATTCTGTATATGGCGTTGTAATCTTACGCCATAAAGTTTTTAACCATACCATTTTTTACTCCGTAATCGAATTTTAAGTTCGTTGTTCTCAGCGTGTGTTATAATAGAATGTAATGTAAAGATTTTACCATACTTTACAACAGCATCATTAACATCTTTAACTTCAGGATCCCAGTCTGGCATACTAATTGACCAGCCAAGTTCAATTGCTTCGTCAACCAATTTACTTCCTGCTTCGTCACGATCTGGTACAACAATCTTTGTTGTATTTAAACTGTTGAGAAGCATGGCTTGTTGATCTTTGATTTCACTACCAAGCAAAGCCACGCCCTCTACAGCAATAGCATCAAAAGGTCCTTCAACAACTATAGTGAATAAGCGTTCATACGTTTGAGCATCGATATTGAATACATATCCTGGTTGTTGATCACTTAGATACTTTGGATTACCGTCTGTAATTCTACGAGCAGTATATCCAACTACTTCGCCTTTATAATAGAATGGTATAATAATTCTATTTCTAAAGCCAAGTTCGGGTGTCCAATGGAAATCATAATCATCAAGATATAATTTTCTTGTTTTCAAATATTCATATATTTTAACAAGATTGTTATCCATACCTGTTGATTCAAGTGCTTGCCAATCATTCCATTGATCTAATCTTCTTGCACCTTGTGGTAAATCTTTAGTTTCAAATTTCGGTAATTCAATAGTAATATTAGAGTTACCAACTTCAGCAATTTGTAAGCATTGTAAAGCAAGTTTAGTAATTACATCATCAGGTGTTCCTAACCATTCAAACAGTTTACGCATTTTATAACTTAACTGTCTACCTGGTTGCCAACTTGCTTTGAATCCACAATTGAAACAATGATAACTTACACCGCCGTCGCCGTTTGAAATCAAACCGCCTCGTTGTCTTTTATCTGCAGAGTCACCGTTATGAATACAACAGGGTGCATTGAAACTTGTCCAACCACTTGGAGTAGTTTTCCTTTTAGAAGGCAAGTGTAGTGTAAGTGTTTCTTGTACGATGCTCATACTATTATTATAGTATAAGTGTAAAGAAAAGTCAACTAATTTCGGATAAGAACTTTATCAATTGTTCCAGCAGTCTTAGTATATTTGGTTCTTAAGAAATTGAACACACCATTAAAATTCATATACTTTGGTTCTGTTGGATTGCTCATAGCACTTGAAGTTATGTCTACCCAATTTGTAGGATTTTGATTTTCCAAAGATCCTTGGATAGTTACTGTTCCGTCAAAATCACTGCTACCATATACAGCAACAGTATGAAGTGCAGTATTACCATTTAGTGCAGGATCGGCTTGTACCTTTTCGCTAACAAAAGTATCTGTATCGCTTTCTGTAAATGTTGATACACTATAACTGTCTTTAGGTCCAGGGAATGCACTGCTATGTACTTCGATAGTGCCTGTCATTTGAAAGTGTGCGTTAGAGTATGTTACTACTTTACTGCTATCACTATCTTTGATTAGATATACAGCATAGGACATATACTGATCTTTAACATCTAATAATTCGTTTTCAGTTATTGTTACTGTAAACTGTCCTTTGTAACTTGGAGTAGTAGTTTCAATGATAGTTCCAGTTTTATCTAATATCTGTGTTTTACTTTCGTCATATGCAACAAACTTAGGGGTATACGTGTTTAAGATACTAATAGGTTTTTGATCGTTGTTTTTAATCTCAAAGGTTAGAACATTATCTATTCCTCTGTATATTTGTAAGTTTTTTTCGTACACTTTTCTATACTCCGTTGTTATACCTGTAGCCAAATCTGCTACAAGATTGGTTTTGTTGTTGACTAAATATCTGGGTGTAAGTTGCATAATATTGTCCTTACACATATTTATTTAATAAAGAGATCATGTTAAGAAAAGATATAGAAGAAAAATTTCCTTTTTTAAGTGTAGTCACCTATGGCGGACAAGAATACGTGGGTATAGTGAATAATCAGGATAGTTTCATTACAACGATATACAGTTTAAATGAACTTATTAACGATCAGCACCGCGACAAGTTCTTAGAGTTAGGTGATATATGGTGGTGGGAGTCAAATAGAATGATTCCGATTAACATCTTTTTGCGCCACGAGATGGAGCCTTTTAGATACTGTATGGTGAATATGAACAGTAAAGATGTTAAGATTGTTCACGGTCCAACTGTAAACTTAAAGAACTTAACAATTAAACGTGTTAAAAGAAGATCAGTACAGTTAGTTAAAAAACCAAAATAAACTACGGGTGCTGAGCACTAACCATTTCACAAATTAGATTCATCTGAACTACTATTGCATGAGCATAAGCAACCGCGTGTGCTTTCTTAAAATAGTATTCACCGTTCTTCGGTTTCGTCCACACTTCCTTCATCACCGTGTCCCACGGCTTCCCAAGCAAATGCCTCTTCGCTGGTCGGATAATTGCCAACACTGACGCTAACTGAGTTATGCTCTGTGGTTTCATCTTTTGAAGAATAGTACTGTGTTCTCCTACGTGAAATAATTGATTGCTGAATTCTGGCTCGGTAAGTAGATCCCATAATGGCTCCTTGTGCATGAGTTCTAAAAGATGCTGTTCATCTTTTATATCTTTATATAGCGAAACATTAAGAAAGTCAAGTTTAAAGTATCCTCTATCTTCTGCTGTTTCATAATCTAATGTTGATAAGTTGTCAACAGGATTATGAGGAACTTCTGTAACATATATGCCTGTGTTATGTTTTTTACCTGTAGGAAGTTTTGCTACACGATATTTTATTTTATCAAGTATTATATCTCTGTCAGCAAAGTCAATATCAATATCAGGCATCTTTTTCGCTTACCAAGTTTGTAGGTTTGTCAATTGGCAATCCACATCTATCAAACCATCTATTGTCGTCTGTAACATAAACATGACTTCTAAATTTACTTCCGTCAATGTCTTTACAAGTAATTGCTTTTTTGTGTATATTACCTTTATACTGAGTGTAGTCTCTGTTCATTAATCTCATAGATCCACCACTTGCTGGTGATCCATAAATTCTATCAACACTCTCGCCATCAGGACCCATATGATTCGAAACTAATTTATAATTTAATTCTTCTGACATACTTTATTATATTTTATTTTTTGATTAAAGTCAATCATAAGTTTGCCTTTTGAGCAATCTCTTTTACCAGTTCAATATCAGCAGGACTACGTTTAAAACGTAATGCCCAATGTTGTGGATCAACTATTGGATAAACAATTTCTAATTGTTCATCACTAAATTTAGATAACATTTCTTTTCCACTCTTTGAATTCAATACAAGCCAAGGACTAACTTTTCCGTCTTTAAGATTTTGAGTTACTCTGTTTAAACTTGCATAACGAAAATAGTCAAACCAAGGTGCTTCTTTTTCATCACCCCATTCCATCATAGTCTTTATTGATCTTTCTACTGCTGTTTCAACACCTTCTTTTTTGATTAGTTCAACAGCATACTTTTCATACAGTTCTTCTCTACACCAGTGATCAAGTTTAACACCAGACGTTACAACATAGTCGACATATTTTTCTGGATATAGTGGTCTTACGTTATTAACAAAAGAACCGAATCTTACAAACGCATTATAGTATGGCGACTTGCAAAATTCTTCGTATGTCTTTGTTCCTTGTAGATTTTGACACAGTTGATAAAAGCGAGTAAACGCATAGTATCCTAACTTAACGTGCTTCTCGTCTTTTTGTAATGCTCTACGTTTTTGTTCGCACATATGTACAGCAAGAGTTTTTTCTCTTGTGTATCCTACGTTACAATACTGACATACAAAAGGTTTACTCATTACTAATAACCTCGTACATAGTGTTTGTTAGGATCGTATCCTGCGTTTCTAATAGACTCTCCAATCTGATTGTAATGCACTGTTTGTTCTAAAGCCTTCTGCATTTTTTCTGCAAATTCTCTATCAATCTGTAAATTAAGTTTAGGAGCAATTCTTTCTTTTAAAAAATGATAATACATAATTGGAGTAGGATGAAAATCCATTGATGGCGTTTCATCTAAATCTCCAAGTTTTGCTCCTACAAAACTTAATCTCTTATCATGATTTTGTACAGTCCAGTTATACAAGTCTCCTTCTATCCAATAGTTATTTTGTAAAATTTTATTATAACCACTGAATGATAGTATTTCAGAACGTAGGTCAGAACCAAACAACATAATTACTCTGCATTTAGTTTGTCTTGCTAATGCTACACCTGCATGAATATAATTTAAAGAATGCATTTGAAAACTTTTTTCGTTCCACAGTTTATTGATAATAAAACCTTTAAGGGGATCAGCACCTGTATCAGTAAATACATTTCCACCTGGATACCAACTTTCTGGTAATTCACTATCCCAAATATGTTGATCAAACCTGTGTATATCTGTCCATTGAACAATCATAGTGTCATTACTGGTTAGATTAGATGTAGCAATACATTCAGAAAATCTTTCTAAAATTTGTCTATTACCTGCACCTCTATTTGCCCAGTTATAAAATTCATGATAACTTCTTCCAAGTATATCTGCCCAAGTAGGCCAATGGTATCTTGTTAAACTACAACCAAATGTTATTAGTCTGTTTCCTTTAATTGCCGCCATTGTATTCCTCTATAAAATTTTCAATATCTTTTTTCTTGTTAAGATTGACCAGCATTCCTATTTCATCTGACTTCATATTAGGAAATATTTTTTCAAGTTCTTTGCCTAACTTATTAGTATTAGCACCCTTCTTCTTATATCCAATCCACTCGTGATATTGTATTTTCTTTTCTGCACTTGAAGTCATGCATAACAGTTGCCAAAGTAACTTTTGATGTTTAGCAACAGTAAAATAGTTTTTGTTGTAATATTCATTTGTTTTGAATACTGCAAGTTCTTGTGCTTCACGTTTGCCTTTTACTACACTACAATATCTGTTTAATAGATAAAAAGATACTTGCTTTCTTTCTTCGTCTGAGAGTTCGTCCCAAACATTTTTTGCACCCATGTCAATTGCCGCAAGTATATCTTTTAGTGGTAGTTTAGAATTCTTCATTTAGTTTAGTCTCTATGCTATATGTCATACCTATACTAACACGTAATGGAACAGTTGTCACGTCCATAGTGTGCCAATAATGTGCAGGAAATAAAATTGCATTTCCTTTTTTATATTTTGTTCTTTTCATTTCAGTCTTGCCTTCGTCTGAAAAGAAAATAGTATCTCCATCTGCATCATTTACATAATATACAAATGTCCAAAGTCCTGGCTTACCATTTCTAACATCATTGTGTGGACCGTAGTATACACCTTGCACAGTACCATTTAATCTTGTTCTTGTTACTTGATTAATTTGTGCATCTGTTATTGTGTTTGGAATAATCTCTCGTGTTAGTGCAGTGTGCAATAACTTTGTAAGTTCTTTATGATCATCAAGTATGTTACTTTGTGTACAGAACATTACATTGGTAAACAATGCTGGAGTTCTGTAATTTAAACCTTCTTCGTGTTCTTCTGGTACGTTTACAAATTGCCAATTCACATCTTTGGTTTGGTCTTCAATATACTGTACCATCCATTCTGGAAACGGTTTTTCAATTTCAAAAATTCTGTTAGGATCTCTCATTACCAGTTACTTTCTTTAATTAGATTATACATTAATTTTAACTTCTTTAGTTGGATTTGTAAAGACTTATTTCCTTCATTTGCATAATCTACTATTTCACTTATTTCAACTTCGTCCAAATGCCAATCTGGATAAATTGGTTCTTCTATAAGAATACGGTCCCCAGTTTTGGTATCACGTTCGTAAACTGTTTTACCTCCGTCTGGGGACTCGTATATCTTTACCATGTTACTTTTTAGACACTCTATTTTTTAGATATGCTAATAGTACACCGTATGCTGGTAGGAATACAATTAGTCCTACAACAATTTTAGTCAGTGTATTGTTCTGTGCAACAATGTGCCAGTTTTCACCAATCCAAGTTAGTTTACCTTCTGCATCTGTTGAACCCGCAAATGCTGTGTAAAAGAAAGTATAAGTGTCAATGATGTTAGCCGCAACAGTTGAAATTGCTGGCGCCGCCCACCATGCCTCTGTATACTTTTCTCTAATGTATTGGAATACATACACATCGAGCATTGTACCTACTGCATAAGCAGTACCACTTGCCGCACCAACTCTGTATGCGTGTGGATCACCAAGTGCTAATAGCACAAGTACTGATGCTACGATTGCCGGAATAATTGCCATTGCAACAACGGCCCTTCCTGCTTCTTTACCGATCAAACGCACTGTCAAGTCAGTCGCCACAACTACGATCGGAAACGTAAACGCCGCCGCCGCAAGTGGAAACTCACCAAACAATGGTAAGTCTGCTCCTGGGAACAAGTTAAACCGGATTGTTACCAAGTAATTACTTACTGCAATTACAAGTGTGTGTAGAATGACAAGTTTAGTTACTAATGCCTTGTCTACACCTTCTAAAAGTTTTGTGAACATAAAGTTCCTCCTTCTATTTTTTACTTCACTTTTGTACCGACAGTACGACGAACAATATCGTCATGATTAAATTCTGCCCAATACAGTTCGAAGGCAACGCCATCTTCGAGGCCTTCAAATTGATGAACCTTACCAGGCTTAACTGAGTAAAGTCACCTGCTTCAAGAATAGTTTCATCAACTAATCCTTGATCTTCCTGCCAAACTCTAACAATCATTTTGCCAGACTCAACAAAAAATCCATTCCACTTATATTTGTGTTCGTGTTCAGAACACTTGAAACCTTTTTTAAATTCAATGCGATGAAATTCAAGTACACCGTTTGCATGAATTAATTCTGTTTGCCCCCATATCTTTCCTGCTTTCATTGTCATTTGCCTTTCCTCTTCATACGCTTAATAAACTTTGCATAACTGCCAACACCCATCATTAAACTGTTTAACTTATTAAGTTCTTGTGTAGTAACAAGATGACAGTTTAGTTTTATTCGCTTGTCAGTTAAAGGTATGAGATGCAACCAAGGATCGCCTGGTTCTATTGTAAGTTCTGTATTAAATGGAACCATTAGGTTAACAATAGTTGCGTGTTGATATTTAAATTCACTAATTGCTGGCACAGTCCAATACTTTAATGGATTGTCTTGATGCCATTGAGGACTTGTCCATATCCAGTCTATTCCGCTCTTATCTTGTATCTGCCAAGGACTCATAACTTTACCATGCCACATATTTGGTTTATGATGTGCGTAGTCTTGCGGATCATGAGGAATAATAGGACTGTTCTCTGGATACGTTTGTACCATTGCATGGTCTGTTGTATCAAAAGTTTTTATTTTTAATTGCATCCAAGCAGGAAATATTACACCTGTTGTTAGTAATTGGTTTACGTGTGGACAACGTTTAAGTGTTGCGTTGTCTAACCCTTGATAAGAATGGCTGTCAAACTTTCTTGTTGCAGGCATTTTCTTCCACCAATCAGGCATCCAATCTTTTGCTAACATTGGTTCGTATGCGTCGTGGATTACTCGTTGATCAGTAAAACAATCTAATGTAACAGTTGAAGGTTTTTTCCAAATACTAAACATCTTTTTCTATATGCTTGTTATCTACCTGAGGTGGTCTTTGCAAGGCACAGTGCCAATTCATGCCCATTACTATTCGTCTTTCGATACTATTGTTTTTTTGGCTTCTATGACTTAACCAACCAGGAAAGAAAACAACATCTCCTTGTTTTACTTCTACCTCTGTGTAGTAGTTATGTAATTTACTTTTGTTCTGTGCAAACCTTGGATAACCTGCAAACAATGTTCTTTCTCTATTTTCAAATTCTAAGTTGCCGCCATTTTCTGGTTGTTGTATGTACACACTACAAACAAGATGTGCATCACCGTGATCATGTGAATCAGTCCATGCACCATTATAATGGCTGTTTACCCAACTCTTAGTTACACCAAAAGTATTAAAATTAATATCCCATTCTTTTAAAACTTGTTCTGCTCTTACTCTTAACCATTTGTGTAACACTGCCAATTCAGGCCACAAATGAGGAGCATCAAGATGTCCTGTGCTTGTGATTCCGCCATCTTGTTCTACTTCACCTTCATCATGAATTGTATCTAAAAGTTTAGAACTTCTTTGTGCAATCTCTGTTAAGTCTAAAGGACAGTGTGTCTTATAAACTAAGTTAGGCGAAATATATACTGGCTCTATCATTTAACACACTCCATTGATATCCTTCTACCTTTCCAAAATAAATTTGTTTTAATTTTAAAATCAGTTACAGTTTGTATCTTATTCGTCCACCAATCTTGATCTTCAATTATCAAATGTGCGTTTCTACCATCTGGTAAATTTTTTTGTGCCGGTAAGGTATCAATGATAAGATAGGCAGTTTTTAGTGTAAGTGATTCAATATGTTTCAATACATTATCAATTAATTCAGGTTCGATATGTTCTAATACATCTGTACAGATTACTAACTCTGCAGGTATCTCAGGCATAACTGCATATTTCGGAACTCCTGGATCATAGCCTCTGCAATCTAATCGCGGATATCTCTTTTGTATATTTTTAAAAACATTTCCTTTACCACAACCGTAGTCTAACAAACTTTGACACTTGTTATTTGCTAACCATTGATCAATATGTTTGTAACGTTCACTATCTCCAAACGACTCTCTTACTTTGTGTAGTTGACTAAGTTGTCTGGCATAATGTTCTGAAACTAACTTTGTCATTAAAACAATTCTCCATAATCGATTGTTTCGATTTGTCTACTAATGTCTTTAATAAAAAATGCACACATAGGATTTTCACCTTCGGTAATAGGTACACTTAATAACTGTCCGTTTTTAGTTTTAGGTACGTGCCATTTTACATCATTATAAAAATTAATAACTTTTAAAGTTGCAAAGTCTGGCTTATAACTTTTTAATGGATTAAAGATAAATGCTTCGAATCCCCTGTCATTAATACTTGTTAATGGAAGTATTTCTAAATCATTACCGCTTTCACTATCGCCAACAGCAATGTGCCAATCTAATGGCATACTTATTTCGTGGCCATTAATTTCCATAACAATCGCTGGTGAACTGAAACTTTCTAAAAATATTAATGGGATAAAAAAGAAGTCAGGGTTTTGTGGATCACTATTATCCAATACACTGAATCTAATATCTTCTTCAATTTGTTCAGGCAAATTGTTTAGCGAAAAGGCTTTATTTTCTAATGTTAAAATATTCATTGTTTTCCTTTAATTATTTTACCAATCTACTTTTTCTAAAGTGAATGGATATTGTGCTTCTTTATAGAATTTCTTACGCTGTGTCAAATGACGTTTGGCGTATTTACAAGTGCTTGTAATATCCCATATTTGAACGAAGTCTTTGTCTTTTGCCTTTCGTATGCCTCTGCCTATTGATTGGATAACGCGAACAAAAGATTTTCCAGGCTCCACAAGAACAAGATTAAAGATACGAGGGATATTAATACCAACTGCGGCAACCCCGTAAGTAGCAATAATAACTTTGTTAGTAGCATCTTTAATTTCGTCATATGCATCTTTTCTATCCTTTAGTTTGACGTCACCTTTAATAAAAACAGCATCTGGAATTAAATCTAATAGTTGCTCACCTGCTGATATTCTATCAACAAGTATTAGTGTATTACCACTTTGAGAAATACTATTTGCTAATTTTCCAATGTATTCAACTCTGTCTTTATTAGTTACAAGATACTTTAGTTCACTTTGATAATCTCTGTGTTCTACAGTATCAATAAGTTGCACAATGTTAACATGGCAACTTGAAAGCACACCTTTGTCTTGTAGTTCCTTTGCACTAATTTGTCCAATGACTGGACCAAGACTTGCAAGTATGCTTTGAAATTCGAATTGCTCTTTTGGAATTGTACCTGTCAATCCCCATCTAATAGGAGCGTTTTTTAAATTTTGTGTAAGCAGTCTTTTTAATACATCTGCTTTTGCCTGGTGTACTTCGTCAACAATTATTGTTTCGACACCTTCTAAAAACTCAGCAAGACTTAATACATCTTCATAGTTTTTACTTTTCTTATCAAGTATATTCAAACTTTGCCAAGTACAAATAGTATGTGTTCTACCTAATTCTTTTCTATCACCAAAGTATACACCTACATCTAATCCACAGTTAATATAATCTTCTTCTGTTTGTGTAACAAGTGATTTGTTTGGTACAACAACAAGTGTTCTTCCTAACTTTTCAGTTACATGAGATAACACTGCTGTAATAATTGTTTTGCCTGCGCCAGTTGCAACCTCTTGTAATGCTTGTGGGTTTTCTAAAAAGTTATTAACGACTTCTACTTGATAGTCACGTAATATAATTGGCTCACCTTCTGCTGGATGTCCTTTAGGCCAACTTCTACTTGCAAAATAATTTTTATCTATTTTACTAAATTTAAGATTATGCTTCTGTCTATTATCTTCAATGTCTCCAACTTCTACACCTTGTTCGTGTAGTACTTGTAAAATAACATCTAAATGATTAATGTAACCACTACCACCTAAACCAAAGAATCCTACAGTTCCGTCCCAACGTCCAAGTTTATATTGTGGCAAGTATCTCGCATATGGAACTTGAAACTTTAACTTGTTTGCAATCTTTCTACGAACATCAACAGGTAAACCTTCTACCTTGAGATTAACTTCGTCATGAATAACAATTTTACACATCATAATGTCGTAACACCTTCTATATAACTATTTTTAGGTCTTGTATATTGTGAAATAATACTATCCTCTTTAGTAAAATAGATCTTTAAATCAAACTGCTCAATATATGTAGAGAATACATTACCGTAACCTCTGCTTTGTCCAAAGGTAAGCATACAACATGGTCTCCATTGAGATTTAATAATAGGTTTGGTTATTTTCTTTCGATTTACGATAACAATCTGCGTGTTATCATCTATACTATTATTTAATCTCTTATCTCTGATGAATTGGTTAAATTCCTCATTGTTCTTGTTATCCAATCTAAACATAACGGAAATTTTAGAATTATCAATCAATCCTTTTATTGAATTGTAAATGGTAGTTAAGTGGTCATATGGTTGTGCGTCTTCATCTAAAGCAATGACAAGAGGGAATCTATCAATTTCGTACAACGCACTCAATACTTGATCAATAGTCCATACTTCTGATCTAATAGTTAAGTTTGAATGATCTCTTTTTAATATCTTTTGACCTAATACACTGTAGTTTGAAATATCAATATTATCAAAGTTATGTAACCCGTATAAACGCCTTTTGTCCCAAATACTTACAAGACTACTACCTACGTCTGGGAATCGTTCTTCTAAATGCTTACGTAAATCTTCATGAATATTAACAAACTTATTATCTTGTACTCCGGGAATAATCTCGTTTTTATTCATATCAAAAGAAATTATTTCGTTATAATACTCTTGAATTTCAGACTCAATTTCAAAATGCTCTTTGAATTTATTTACAATAGTCATTACCTTGTAAACGTTTTGTTCATTAAAAAGAAAATAGTGAGTATGATTATTATAAAAATATTTGTCATCTGTTTCCTTTTTAAGGTCATTAATATATTCAATTACAGTATTGCTAAATGGAAAACGTATTGCAATAAAACTTTCATTATCGTTAACAATATGTTTAACCCAATGACTTTTATCTACTTCTCTATAAGGTTCTCTTATTTTGTCAAGATAGTCATATATGTCAATACTTTGTTCTTTAAATTGATCAACATAAAATTCTACAAATAGTTTTTTAACTAATTCGTGTTGCTTTTGGGTAAGTGCTTTTCCTCTAAACACTTGCGTACCAATGCTATATAAAACTTTTTGATTTTCAGGAAACAGTTTAAATGGTTTATTAGACCAATGCTGGCCAGGAATAAGGGACAAGCCGGTGAGAAATTCAAGGCAGTCTTCTATTGTATAATCGTTACGAGTCATAACTTTTCCTTTTAATTTAATGTATTATACAACATTATAGGAAAGAAGTCAAGCGTTTTAGTTGGATTCCTTGAGATATTTCGGGCACACTCCACTCGGTGTATGCCAAATCGTTTAGCCATTGTTGTCTATCAGGCTTAGAAGGATTATTGTAATCGCCATATATTGGATTGCCAACACCGTATGAAAGACTGTGT